TAGCAGAGCGAATATTCCGGGTAAAACACTTTCGTTATTCATAATGTTGGCATCATTAAAGCATTTGAGTAATATTTTACGCATTTACAATTAGATTTACACTGACAATTTTCCCCAGGATTAGGCAATGTACCAATTTGCGCCCATCCCATCCCATTATATCGAATGCAATCATCGCAATTATGCACGGCACTGATGACCCGACGCTCCCACAAATAACCATTTCGTTTGTGACCTTCTAGTCTGCCACGCTCCCGAAAATGATTAGTTTTGTTATAGTACATTTTTACTCTAGCTAATATCTGCGCTTCTGACAAATCACCTCTTAGAATATCCTGGGAAAATCTTCGTAAGTATTGATGCTCAAGGTTTAATTGTCCACTAATCAATGAGTAGTCTCGCCAGTCCATCTGCTTTGCACCACCCACGCCTAAAGCATACTGATACACGGCTAAACTTCTCAATAATTCCGCCGTTTGTCGTTCCCACCTAGCCACATTAATCCGTCCTGACAATAGTGCATCGGTAACTTTTTCACCCATTGCTAAATGGTCTTTAATCGCCTGTTCTGTCAGTCTCGCTACATCACTTTCCCTGACAAACTGACCCTTTCTGTAGCCATTAGCATAATGATAACGTTGGCTTTTCTTGTTCCAAGTAAATATCGTTGATTCCTGTTTGTCTGACTTAATTAATAAGTCAGATTGCAACTTTTTTTCGCTAACATCCTCACCTTCTAAGGGTGCTATTTCCAAAGGTGTAATACCTGCCAAAGCTCGCATTTTATTAATAACATCTAGGTCAAACTTACTAAAAGTTCCTGTGTTTACGCAGTTATTAATAATGTTTAAAAGGGTGATTGTGTCGGTGTTGTCTTCAGTCGCAATTGGGAAACTACCATAGTCATCAAGCTCGCCAAAGTTGAACTCCAACATAGGGCGGATAGCCTGCTCTATCAACGCTTCCCCGACTATTTCCATTTGCGACCTAGTCACCAACCTCAAGATATTTTGATGACCTTCATTAAGATTACTATCACCGCTGCTCACCGTACCTGTACCTGTGACGGTGCGAGGGACTAACCAGCACAGCATCATCATTGATTCTAGATATCCCAAGATATTCGTAAAAAAGCTCCCATCGGTTTCGTGAGCGATCGCCTCAATCTCATCAGCCAAATCAATCACAGCGTAGGAATTATTCTTGATATCTTCTAGGTTTCTTGACATCACATAACCCTGATTAAACAACCGTGGTTCACCCGTGTTTGGATCTAGATAAGGTTGGCCAGTTTCAGGATTAATCATGCTCACAGAGTTGTTGGCAGTATCCGTTTTACCCACCAATAATTTAGTAGCCTGACGTTCGGACGCGATCGCCATACAAGCATTGATTACCTTAGTCAGTTCCCAATAAGGATAGGCACGACGGCAAATAGCCACACCGTGAGGGTCGCCACCTAATGCTAAATATGGCTGATTAACTAAATGAATCCCATTTTCATAGGGGATATAAATATCACTAAATCTTAGATAATGAACCCGGCTAATTTGTCCGTTGAACCCCTCAAACCAATAATATCTAGGGTCTACAGTTCTAATAATATCTAAATATGCTTTCCTTTTCCTAATAACATAACTAACTTCTGAAAACGATTTACCAAAAGGGATAAAGGTCAGTATTTGAGACACAACATTTAACCAACTACCCTGCATAGCGTTAATAGTTTTCCTAGTAAAATCTTGAATATAAGGATCAGGATTTTGGTAGTGGTCAAGCATTGAGACCCCTAGTAATATTCTCAAATCATTAGCCGCGCTGGCCACTGGAGAATCTTTAAGCATCTCTACATAGGTATTAGTTATGTTCTTATCAGATTGTTGTACCATCCCAATCCAGGTAGATACCAATGCCTGAACTTTAGGAGAAAGAATATTAGTGTTTAACATATTGTGATTACATTTCGTATTTTTATACTCTTAAATTGTAGCATTTATATAAGTATGATATATTTAATATTAGTTAAACATTGAATTTATGGTAATAGAAAACTCAATTAAAATACAAATTAAATTAGCAGCTTTAGGTTCAGACAGGGAGAAATGTGGAATTATTGTTAACAATGAAGTTATCACCTTAAACAACATTCATCATGACCCAGAGAACCATTTCACAATAGCTGCCAACGATTTAGCCATGTTTGATTATGGGGATATTTCCGCTATTTGGCATACCCATCACAAAGACAATCAATCAGGGTATTTCACCTACACAGATATAGAGTTAGCTCACCAAAGCCAAAAACCCATCATCCTCTACCATTCTGGATTTGATGTGTGGGACTACTACGAAGCCAACAATCCCGACCCTTTCCCCTTAGAGAAAAAACCTCACACACCCCAAGAATTAGACTTCTACCTCAACACCAGATTTCACTGGGGGCGGTCTGATTGCTTTGCTATTGTCAGGCGATATTTACTAGGAATTGTGGGAATAGATATTGGGGAATTTACTAGAACTCAACTAGACAACTTTCCACCCGAAGATTACGACTGTCCATGGTCAATGAATAAATTTAATTTGCTACCATTGGGAACACAGCCGCAATTACACGATGTGTTTGGTGTGGCATTAAAAGGAGGCAGAAAAGTAAATCACGCCATGATTATGGTCAAGCCTGTGGAGAATATTATTCTTCATTCTCCCTCAGATTCTTCAGTATCCAAACTGGAGCAGTACGCCGATTATTGGAGAAAACGGACTCTTTTACACGGAAGATTAAAGGAATTATGCTAACAACTATTAAATTGAATGGTGCTTTAGGTGATAACTTTTTGCCAGAAATACAAGCAGATGCACACACAGTCAGAGAAGTAATTAACTTTTTGTGCTGTTATTTTGAAGATTTCAAGCATTATGTTTTATCTACCGATTGGATGTATTCAATAGTCATTAAAGCAGCCAACTGGCAGAGGGCAGTAGACGAAAATTCACCAGAATTACTATTACCTATCACAGGATTAACTGTAGAGATAACTCCACATATTCAGGGTTCAGGTGGTGTAGGCAAGTTCCTTACTAATATCGCCATGATTGGGATTGGAGTTGCATTGGTTGCCATTTCTGGCGTTGGTCCAGTTGCCGTAGGCTTAGGCTGGGGTTTGATTATTTCAGGTGCTACGGGACTATTACAATCTATTCTTTTTGGTAATCCTAGCGTTGATAGCAATGCTATTGATGACCGCCGCTCTACATTTTTCCAAAGTCCAGGATATAGCACTAAAGAAGGTACGCCAATTCCCCTGGCATTTGGTAAAGTTTTAGTCAAAAACTTTCAAGTTTTATCTGTAGAAATTGACTCCAATTTCACCGCTAATTAATCAAAAGGAACTTGAAAAATGGCAGAAAACTTATCTGGTTCTGGCGGATTATTTGGAGGTAGACCAAGCAGCCAATCAACGAGACAACAAATCACTGACGCAATATCAGGAACAACGAATGACAACGTTAAGCTCGTTTTAGGCATTTGCGAAGGAACTATTGGAGGCATGGTCAACGGTGGCAGAGACCTTTATTTTGATAAAACACCATACATGAACGCTGACGGAACTGTGAATTTTGCTAACGTCACAATGTCAAGCACGACAGGAACAAATTCCACTTCCCAGGCTTTAAGTTTACCAGACGGCTCGTCTTCCGATAATCCTGTTAACGTTGCTATTAAGTACAACATTCCCCAAACTAGGACTATATCCAATGCAGACTTAACTGATATTCAAGTCAAGCTAGGTTTACAACTTCAATACAACGACGCAAATGGTGATATCAGGCAAGCGACAATAGGCTTCGATATTCTCATAAAAGAAGGCATTAATGGTAATTTTGCGACTCGATATTCATCGGGAAATTTAATCGCTAGATATTCAGAAGAAGTAACATTTGACTACAGATTTCCTGTTAATAGAAACGAAAGTTATTTTGAAGTTAGAGTATTAAAAACCGGGCCAGAAGAACCGCCAAACCCCATACCACCAAACACGAGCTATGTAACAGCTAACCTCAAATGGGTAAGCTATACGGAAATAACAAGCGATCGCATAGCTTACATCAACACCGCTTTGCTGAATCTCCAGTTTCCGGCAAAAACATTTTCATCTACTCCAGAAATATGGGCAATGTTACAGTGTATGATTTGCGAAGTCCCTAGCAACGCAACCGTGAACGCCACTGACAATGGAACAGATTATAGCGGTGGCTGGAATGGCACTTTTTACACTCCCAGCAGAGCCACAGCAGATCCAGCTTGGATAGTATGGAAATTGCTAACCGAACCAAGATTTAACCTAAATATTCCTACCCAATACATAGATAAATATGCACTATATCAATGCAGTGTGTATAATAATCAACTTGTTTCAAATGGTGGTGGTGGTTTAGAGCGAAGATTTTTGTTCAATACCGTACTAGGTTCAGGTGGGCAAGAAGTAGTCCTAGAAATGATTAGAGCTATTTGCTCTACCATGTACGCCAAACCTTACTGGAATGGTTCACAGATTAGCTTTTGGCAAGATAGGCCTACAACAGCATTGCCAAAAATCCTCACCAATTCCGATGTTGAAGAAGGTAAATTTGCCTATCAAACACCTGAATTAAACACAGTTACAACAGTCGCCAAAGTCTCTTATCAATCAACCATTGAAGACTGGGAACTAGTACCAGAAATAGTAGAAGATATCCCAGCCATTCAACGCTATGGAGTGCAAGTAGAAGAGTATGCTTTATTGGGTGAAACTCGCAGAGGTGCTGCCATTAGGTCAGGAAGGAGAACTATCTTAGGGTCACAGCCTAACAATATCGTCCTTACCTGTAGAGTGAGGACAAGGGCAATGTTCTTTTCACCTGGCGATGTAATTCAAGTTGCTGATAGTGCTAAAAATAGAGTTAGAATTGGTGGTTTAGTTTCAGCAGCAACCACGACTAAAATAACAATTGATTCGCCAATAGCACTAACAGCAAGCGCAACTAAAAAGATTTTGTTAACATTACCTGATGAAACAGTTATAGAAAGAATAATCAGCAACGGTGCAGGAACATTTACAGAGATTAATTTAACTACACCTCTAACAACTTTACCTGCACCTGAATCACCCTGGCAAATAATAGATACTATCAACAAAACTCAACTTTATCGGATTACAGAAGTTAATCCAGTAGAAGATAATTTAAACCTCTTCGATATCACCGCAAAAACTTACAATGCCGACTACTATACTCAAATTGAATCGGGCATAAGAATCCCCGCAATTGTTCCCGTGGCGAGACTTCCGGTGATTGCGCCACCACCCGTAAATGTTTCATGTCAATTGTTAAAAATTACCTATGGCAACATCATCAGCTACACATTAATAGCATCATGGCAACGCCCAACCAAAATAGTAAATGGTGCTACTATAGAAGAGCCGTATACTGATAGATACAAAGTAGAAATAAAGAGAGGGCAAACATCTGAATGGTCTGCCGCACAAATTACTACAGAATTATCAACTAGGTGGGAAAACGTAGGTAATGGGTTCTTTTTTGTGCGAGTAGCCGCAATTACAACTAACAACAAAATAAGCACATATGTTGAGTCCGCGTCATCAGCACAAGCAACAGCCGATGCAAGCAACCAATATTTTACAGTTTTTACAGGAGAATTTTAAATGCCTCAACCATACATAGACGTAACAGGAGCAACTGCTTACAGAGAAGCAACTGGAGACGGGACATTTGCTAATCCTTATATTCCCAGATTTACCGCAGTTCAGCAAGGGACATGGAATATAGGCATAACAGGCACACCTACTTTCAACATAGGCACTGCACCCAGTCTCACCTTTACTAATACTAGCTTTACAGCCAATGCCGGAACTAATCTAAATACTTCAGCATTGGCACTTGAATCAGGTGGTAACTTAGCTAGTATTAATACTAAGCTACCCAGTAATTTAACTGTTACAGCTACTCGACTACTGGTAGATGGAAGTGGGGTAACACAACCTGTATCATTAGCCACTTTACCTACTTTAGCTGCTGGTACTAATAACATAGGGTCGCTAACTAATATTACAGGCATAATTAGTTTACCAACTGGTGCAGCCACCTCTGCAAATCAAACCACTGGGAATACATCACTAGCAAGTATTGATACCAAAATCCCGTCATCATTGGGTACAAAAACATCCTCCGCTTCTTTGTCAATCACCCCCGCTTTTGCAGCAACATCAACTATAACAAACGTAGCCAGTAGCGCAACGTCTGTAACATTATTAACTGCAAATAACAATAGAAAAACAGTAATAATTTTAAATGATTCAACCTCAGATTTATATGTAACCCTAAATGCTAGTGCAGCAAGTACAACAAATTATTCATTATTTTTAGCTGCCAAGGTAGGCAATACTCCATCTTCTTTGTTTTTAAATGGAGATGATTATTCAGGGGAAATCAGAGGTATTTGGAGTGCTGCTAATGGATTTGCAAGAATTACAGAAATTGTATAATCACAACGTTGTTTACTTTAAATAAAATGCCAGCACCAATATTACTTTTACCTCCCATTAAATGGGAATTTAGTAGAGAAGCAAAAATTCAATTACAATCCACTAAATTAGGCGACGGATACGGAATTACAGCAATAGCACCTAATTCAATTAGAGATAATCATGAAATAATAATTCCCGATTTAGATACAGCCACAAAAAACAATATTATTTCTTTATTTGTATCCTACCGAGGAATTACTAGGTTTAGGTGGCGACCCCTGGATATTTTTCCTTACAAAGAATACATTTGTGATAAGTGGAGTGTAATTCAGCAAAGCCCTTATTTATGGCAGATTACCGCAACATTTGTTGAGCAAAAATAATATGAGCTTACTATCTAATTCTCAGTCATTAGACACGGAAATATTTATAGACTTAATTAACATCAAGAGCCAAGATTTTGACGTGAAAATCTGTAACTATGGAACTGTTAGTTTTGGTAATGTCTCCTACCAAGGTTTTCCTTGTAAAATTAGTAGCTTTAGCAAATCAGGCGAAAGTGTAGAAGCCCGTGCGTCCTTAATCATGTCAGATATATCTGGGATAGTAGGGGATGTAATTGATAACTACATTGTCATTGGTGCAGACGTAAACGTTAAACGCACTCAACCAATGTTTTTAGATGGTAATCAAACAGCAGATTCTACCCAGTTTTATGAATTAAATCTAAGAGTCAATCAATACACTGGTGAGTATCAAAATCAATTTACATTTTCTCTCACTCCCTACTCATTAGAAAGAAAAAAAATGCCAGCTAGAATCTACTCCAGGCGTTGTCAATGGCAACTTAGTGACCAGAATTGTCAAGCACCAACCAATATCCATTTTGATATTTCTGGCAACCCGACCACAGCAGCAAATAGAGTCTGTAGAAAAGACCTAGATGCTTGCAAACAATACCACGGTAATACGCTAAGATTTGGTGGCTTTCCTTCAGTAAATAGAATCAGGAGCTAATATGGTAAAAATCACGGGAACTTTACACATAAATACTGGATTTGTGAGGCTCAAACCTAACATTAATTTCATTGGAGCAAAACCTGGCATCTCTGCCTATGACCTCTCAAAACCATTAGAAATAGAACTAGCTCCCACACCAGCAGAAGGTTTGTATTTGGTTGATTATTCCTTGGATGTCAATGCTGGGTTTTATCCTACAGAACATTGGATTATCCCCAATGAAGACTGTACCTTTGATGAAGTCAGGGGCGTTAATCGCATCTCAATGGCTTATGTTAAAAATCTAGAAGAACAGATAGCTGCACTAAAAGCAGAAAAACAAAAATATTTAGAAGATACGGAGGCAAAATCAACGATTATCAACAATCAAACATCCTTGCATATCTTAAAAAGATTCCATTAATAATGGTGATGTAAAATATATGAAAGCAAAGCTAAGTATTTTAGCGAGGTTCACTTGATTACCACCCTAACACCCCAATTTGCAACCCAATCCTTAGACCTAGAGTTAAAAAAGGGTGAATCAGCGCAATTTTCCATTGCTGTCACTGATTACGACTTAGACCTACGCGGCTGTCTGATATTTGCAGAGATTCGCAGATTATCTCCAGGATACAATCTATTAACAGGCTTCACGGGTGCAGCCACAACTAGCGGTAGCACCATTCAAGTCAAACGCTACCCATCCATAGATAACAAAGCGCAACTTCTGGATTTGTTGCCGGTCCGCATTGGGGACTTAGTTACCCTAGAAGGCTCAGGTATTACAGGCTCTAAGGTGATCGCCGTCACCGACTCCCAAATCATTGCATCGGGAACGGCTACCAGAACAATTAACGAAGGTCGGGTTTTAGTGCGATCGCTCTCCCTAACCTCATTTACTGCCATACCCTACCTGCCAAATATCACAGTCACCTTAACCGCATCAGCGTCCATTGGTGCAACGTCTCTAAGCGTAGCCAATATTACCAGGACTATTCCCAGTGGAACAACCATCATTTTTAACGATAGCGGCGTAGCAGATCCAGTTACCCTTACGGCAGATTTAACGCCAGGCTCAACTATTGCCTACATATCCGCTTTGGCTATAGCCATTTCTTCCGGTGCTACAGCCACCATTGGTGCAAGCGTGGTAATTGCTGCGGCTAATGCGGCTGTTAATGCCACATCCGTTACCGTCAGTGCATTATCCGTACCGATGCCTTCGGGTACAACATTGAACTTTGCTACTCGCACATCTGATGGTTGGCAATACATAGGTAGTGCCACACTTACGGCGGCGGCGTTGGCAGGTGCTACTGCTATTACAATCACGGCTTTATCTGTAGCTATTCCCAGTGGAGCGATCGCCTGGTTTGGGACTCATGCTTTCAATAGTTTCATACTTGCAATAGACCCGGCTGATACTCAATTCCTGGAGTCTGGCAATTACGGCTATGACGTAATTTGCAGACAATCGGACGGATACACAATCAGACTAATTCAAGGCAATTGCACATTAACAGATCATTGGAGTGATGGAGTTTAATTATGGCAGATGTTACCGTAGGTCGTTCAGTACCCTTACAACCTGGACAACAGCCTTCAGCTAGTTCTATTTCTGTGGTTCAGGCAACAGACCATCCGCCTATAGCTGTGTTTGATGCCTATGAGGGTGCATCAGAGATTAAGCAAGATTTACTAGGTAATCCTAGATTCGGAATACCGCAACTATTATTTGCCAACGTTAGGCGTTATGGTATTGACGACAAGATTTGGGCAACAAGAGTAGATTCAAATGCCCAAGGTAAAGTTCAATTTGATAGTGCTAAAAGTGCAGCTAAACTATCAATTGCTAACGGTGCTTTTGCTAGAACTTATGCAAGTTTACAAACTAAAATAAACTTCCCCTACCAGCCTGGGCGGTCTATGGATTGCTCTTACGGCGTGCAATGTTCTAGAGGCGTTGTTAACGAAAATGTAGTTATTGAGTACGGCGCATTCGACAGTTTTGACGGTTACGGCTTTCGGGTAGTTTACGAAAATGGGAAGGATAAATTATTTGCCTTCAGAAGAACATCTTCTGGTGAAACATCCGGTTTGTTAAGTAGAGAACAAATTCCTTACCTCGCTGGGCATAACGATTTGATGGATGTTAACGCCTACGAACAAATAGTAGAAATAAGTAACTCTACCGCCAGTGGATACGGGGATTTCCCTCTAAATGGAAATAGATTGGACGGCTCATTAACTGGCGCGGTTGATGTTAACGGTAATCTTACCTCCACAGGCTACAAACTAAGCTTGCACAATAGCGCATTGTCGGTGATGAACCTGACGATGTTTAGAATTAGATATAGCTGGTACGGTGCGTCTGGTGCAGATTTTTGGGCTTATGTTCCGCTGAACAAAACACCTAAACCTGGACAACCAAGATGGGTAAGAATGCACAGTTTTCCAATTGGAGACACTTTACAGTTTCCCTCTTTAAAGAATCCTGACAAACCTTTAACTTTTAGGATTTATCGCCGTGCTGATGCAGTCGGAGTTCCAAGTGCCAACGCTTTCCTTTCGACTTTTGGGACATCTTTTAGTATTGATGCAGGAGATCCATCTCCTGTAGAAATCTACAGTGCAGCTTCTCAAGTTATCTCACTTTCCAATACTAACCCAACCCCGATTATGGCAATCCAAATTAAGCCATACATTACTAGCAGTACAAATACTATTACTGCCACCTCTGTAAACACTCCCAATCAATTAAGAGCATATCCTTTGCAACTTTCCATAAGTTCAACAGCACAGGTGGCTTTTAGTTTAGTTAAAAACCCTACTGTCACAGGTAACGCTTTTCCCACACCCACAGCAGGTGATTTGAGTGGTATAAGCAACGCGACAACTTTAGGAACGGTAACAGCAGGTACAGGTAAAGTTTGTGGAACATTTTACTGCGGGACAAATGATGGGCAAACTATTAATTTAACGGACATATTCAGCTACAACAGAGAGTATTTAGCTAGGGAGGCACAAGCGGGAACGAATACCCCCGGTGATACCTTGTACGTCGTGGCAACCCTATTAACTGGAAGTAGTGCCACCGTGTCCGCATCTTTAGTATGGGGGCAACAATGACGCAAATCCACTTACCGGAAGACATTGGGGATACTCAATCTAAGGCTGGGGAAAAGCCAATTGCACAATCTTATCCCTTTGTTTTAGCTGAGGACGCTCTTATACAGTATATTGGGGTTTTCCCTCCAAATTCCCCGGCGGAGCTAGTAAACCCAATTTACAAACCCTCAAGCGAAAACGTTACTGATGCTTTTGCTTTAGGAAGACAAGTCAAATCTTCCATTCTATTTAGAAATGTTTCTAACTACGACAGCGAGCCTAACCAATGGAGTGTCCAACTATCAGATACTACTGATGGTGGCACTATGCCTCAAGGTTCTGAATCCATTATCTGGACTGAAAGAATCAACGCCAGGGCAACCTACCCCGGTTCACTAACTGAGGTTAAGTTCCTGCCTCAAGTTAGTGCAATTCAGCTAAGAAATTATCCCGTAAGTGCGGGTATTGGCTACCAGCAGACTGTACTCTATTCTAATAGAGTATTCA